AGATGACCGGTGTTGCCGGTGAGCTTATCGCCTTGTACAAAACTATTATGAACAACGACCCACGTTACGAAATTGGTACCTGGGACGAATGCGAAGCCATTAAAATTTTCTACAACACATTTATTTCGGCCAAGGTTGGCTTGGTAAACATGATACAAGATTTTGCCATGAAGATTGGCAACATCAATGTTGATGTGGTCACTAACGCTCTTGCTCGCAGCACCATGCGTATCATGGGACCCAAATACATGACAGCAGGCATGGGCGATGCTGGTGCTTGCCATCCTAGAGACAACATTGCCCTGCGTTGGTTGGCTGAGGAATACGAAATTGGCTACGATTTATTTGACACAGTGATGCATGCCAGAGAATTACAGGCCAAGAATTTGGCATTGTACTTGGTCGAACAGGCCAAGTTGCTAAACTTGCCGATCGTGATCCACGGCAAGGCCTACAAACCCGACGTGGAATACTGCATCGGCAGTTACTCAACCTTGGTTGGTCACTATGTCAAAGAAGCTGGGCATGCGGTGGTTTACGTAGATCCCCTGGCTGATGATGCCACTGATGTTGTTGCTTCCGTTGATACCGCTGCGGTATTTTTATGGGCGCACAACAGAAAGATCACTTACGAATACACCGGTGATCAAATAGATACTCAACCCTACTGTGAGATCAAGCCAGGTAGCATAATTGTTGATCCGTGGCGTAAACTCACTACCACACGCAAAGATATCTACGTAATTCAATACGGCAACACTAGATCAAGCCTATGATGGGAATATTCGATCGCTTTCGCAAGAAGCCAACCACGATCAAGATAACAGAAACTCCCAAGCCCAAAGAGCCCAAGGCTCCCAAGGTGCCGGAGAAAACTGCCAAGGAGTTGGCCACCGAGCGCGGTGAGCCGTACTTTAATATCGTGAGCATGGACATAGATCCCAACAATATCCATGCCGGTGCTTTTGAGTTTGACTGGAATGAAAAAATGATCGCCGACCTGGTCAGGCACGGCTACATGATGAAAAAAGAAGACAGCGATGTTGACATCATTGATCGTTGGTTCCAAAATGTATGTCGCAACGTGGTACTGGAAACTTGGGAACAAGAACAGGCCATGAACGGCAACAGGATTATTCGCAGCAAAGATATTGGTAATGGTCGTAGTGAGGTCAGTTGATGGAAGGTTTACGACCACCAAAAACCTTCAAGGTCTATCAACTGATCAAGCTGACCGTCACTAGTAGTATATACATATCACCTGTAACAACTTACGGATCACAATCGTTTGGAGGCGGTATTTTTAAATCCCTCGATGAAGCCGAGCAAACTCGCACCATAGAACTCCTTAAAGACAAAACAGGCGAGTCTACGTATCACGTGTTTGAATTAGAATTCCCTAACCCAGCCTATCAAGAATGATACTTTATGTAAATGGTGACAGCCATGCTGCGGCAGCCGAAGCAGTGAACAATCATGCTTTTGCCGAAGATGATCCGGCACATTTTTTCCTGGGTCGTAGACCGCATCCAGACAATCTGGCTGTGAGTTGGGCACGTCAACTGAGTCGGACCTTGAATGCCGCACTGCATCTCGATGCCGAAAGTGCCAGCAGCAATGCCAGGATCCTGCGTACCACACGAGCCTGGCTAGACCAACGTGCTGACGCTGTACAAGACGTCCTGGTCATCATACAGTGGAGTACTTGGGAACGCGAAGAATGGTTGCACGATGGCACTTACTATCAGGTCAATGCCAGCGGAGCCGATCATGTACCACCTGGACTAGCGGATCAGTACAAGAATTTCGTTGCCGATCTTGATTGGCCCACCAAGACTCGCGAAGCGCATGATCAGATTTGGGCGTTCCATCAGGAATTAAAAAAATCCGGAGTTCGACACATATTTGTTAATGGCAATACGGATTTTGGCAAAATACAAAATCGACAGGATTGGGGCACCGATTATGTGGGTCCATACCGCCCAGATTTCACCTACAATGCCGTCATACAAGCCCAAGGAATCGAAACAGTAGCACCCAATTCATACCATTTTGGCAAAGATGGCCATAGCGTTTTTCACCGTTTTATGTTACAATATATTATTGACAACAAATATATTTAAGGTGGTACCGTATGCGTTACGTGTTGATTGACACAGCAAACATGTTCTTTCGAGCTAGACATGGTGCTTTTAGAGCCAGTGATACCTGGGAAAAAATTGGATTCGCACTGCATATCACCTTGATGGCTGCTAACAAAGTGGCCCGTAGGTTTGAAGCAGATCATGTGGTATTTGCCCTGGAAGGACGTAGTTGGCGCAAAGATCACTACAAGCCCTACAAAGCCAATCGTGCTGTGGCTCGTGCCGCACTCACAGAACGAGAACAAGAAGAAGATGCCATGTTCTGGGAGACCTATGATAATCTTACTAAATATCTGTCTGAAAGAACCAACTGTAGTGTCATCCGTTGTGCAACAGCCGAAGCTGATGACATTATAGCAAGATGGATTGCCTTACACCCCCAAGACGAACACATTGTCATCAGCAGTGACACTGATTTTGTACAGTTATTGGCTGACAATGTCAAACAGTACAACGGTATCACTGACGAATTATTGACCACGGAAGGAATTTTTGATGCCAAAGGCAACCAGGTTATCGATAAAAAAACAAAAACGGCTAAAACAATCCCTGACCCGGCGTGGCTTCTGTTTGAAAAATGCATGCGCGGTGATAGTAGCGACAATGTGTTTAGCGCCTTCCCGGGTGTCAGGACACGAGGCACAAAGAACAAGGTCGGGCTCCAAGAAGCATACTCAGACAAAGACCGAAAAGGCTACAACTGGAACAACATGATGCTACAACGCTGGACTGATCCAGATGGTATAGAGCACAAGGTACTGGATGATTACGAACGTAACAGAACCCTGATTGACTTGACAGCACAACCTGACGATGTTAAACTGACTGTGGATACTGCCATCCGCGAACAGATCAGTCACAAGGATGTGGGACAGGTGGGTGTGAGATTCATGCAATTTTGTGGCAAGTATGAATTGCACAAGTGCAGTGAAACAGCTGAACAATTTGGACGTTGGATGAACCTGACTTACGCAGGAGTGCTAGAATGAAATTCTACTTTGTGATTTCTATGATGACTATTTCGTTTGTGGCAACATTATTAATTTTTATACACAGTGTAGAGCACAACACTATCACGGTAAAGTATGATTGTCGTCAGCTAATAGGTGGCTGGCATCCAGATGTGCCTGTTGCTGTGCAGGAACAATGTAAATCAAGGAGAAACGATGCTGATAGCAAAACCCGTAATTGACAAGAAGTTTTGGATATTACAACAAAATGATGAAAAGGTCGGTAATGTTGAAGCCTGTGCTGGTGGATATCAGGTCAAACTAAACAACCAGGTCACACAGTACAAAACCATCCGCATGGTCGAGCAACGTACCGGGGTCAGATTCGACCCGCCCATGATCCGAACACGACCTCGATCCTCAGCAACACATTCGGTACATGGTTATCCCACTACCAGTCGAGTACACAATCCAGTCTGGGACGTGCCACATGCCTTGCCACTATACACCAAGACTGCCAAGAGTCGCAGTTGGTTTGCGGCTGGATGGTATCAGGTCAAGAAAGGTCGTAAGTGGCGGATAGTACAGGACCCCAAACTCATTGTGTTACAACGCTACCCATATCATGGACCATTTTACTCAACACAGGAGATTCCCAATGTCTAACCCATTCCAAGACCAAGCCAGTTTTATGCGTGCCTGCGGGCAAACTGTAGGAGTAGAGAATCGTGATCAGTATGCCTTGTACCTTGACCTAATACGAGAAGAAGTACAAGAACTCGAAGACAGCCAGCATCCGGTCACCGACCTCGATGCACTAATTGATATCTTGGTTGTTACCGTTGGTGCTATACACAGCATGGGCGCCGATGCCGAAGGTGCCTGGAACGAAGTCATGCGCAGCAATTTTGACAAGATTGATCCTGACACCGGACTGGTTACCAAACGTGATGATGGCAAAGTACTCAAACCCGAAGGTTGGACAGCACCGTGGTTGGATCCATATTTGAACGAGGTTCACCGTTGAGCCTGCATATAAATAGATTCATTGATCGTGTGCAGGGCATGGATCTAAGATCCGGTCAAGGTCTTACTGTATCTGCGACCGAAGCAAGAGATCTTGTGGCGGATCTGGCACGACTGTTACTGGAACTCAATACCCTGCGTTTGGCCGCTGTGGTCGATCACAATAAAGAGGTGGTCACTGTTCAACTCACGGGTGGCCGTTTTTAATATTGGTATATTACGGTCATAAATATCTAACCATGAGCCGCCCCAAGCCAACTGTACTTGCTGAGATTACAAATCGAGTCACCTATAAAACCGAACAGGTACTAGGCAGCGATGGAGTATGGGCAGTGTTTTATGATTCAAAACCTATCAATCTTAAAACATCAAATCTCTTGGTACAGTATCCTGGT